CAGTTCCGTACCAACAACCGTCCTTGCTCTAGCAGTATAGGCGCTATTGCGTTTGCAGGTTGCAGATAAGAATGCTCCAGAGCGCAATATCCAGGGCACCAGACTTTTAAAAGAGCGCCGTTCGTAACGCTTGCGGCTCCGAGTAGCCAGCAATCTTGCATGCGCAGTGATCCGTCCGCTACGTCAATGAGGGGCGGCGTGCTAGCGGTTGCGTCTTCGAATCGCAAGCCGCGAATATGCGTTGCCCGAAGAGTGGTGATGCCGGTTCGGTTGTCGATTTGAATCCCGATGCCGTTGTGGTTGCGGATAATAGAGGTAGCAACAGCCGGCAGGCGCCCTGAATGCGCTTCGATGTGCACATCGCCCTCTAGAACCAACGTCGAATCTAGCCGATAGCTGTGCCCAGGCCGCAACCGGATGACGCCGCCCCCCAGCGACACGAGATAGTCTCGTGCTGCGAGAAACGCCGGATAATCGTTCACTGCGCCACTGCCAACGGCATTGAAAGGCGCCCGGTGAATATCCACCTGAGCTGGGATCGACCTGTTGTACAGGTACCGAGTCCGCTTGGTCAGCGGATCGATGCCCTGCAGGAGACTCGCTGCGTCAGCCAGTTCACCGTTGTTAGGGCGCTGGACAGCCGACGTGAACTCGTCGGTTTCGGTGACCGTAGTGGGCATGATTGACTCTTGGCTGCGCGCGTCGCTGAGTTAGATCCCGAAGGCGGCCTCGACGGTTGAGGTGTCCGCGAGCTCGAAGATGAACCCACGACACACCCAGTGGCCAGGCTTCCACTTGCGCACGATGAAGTGGATCAGCTGGTAGAAGCTCGGCTGCACGGTGAGACCCCAGAGCGTGCCGTCGCCCCAATTAAAGCTGTTGTAGGTGGCCCCGGCGCCGGTGACGGGATGACCCGAGCTGAACGGGAAGAAGACCCAAAACTGCGACCAGTAGGGCGCGGCCTCGCCGCGCGGGCCGGTTGCTGCCGGATCGAACTGCACCTCGACGCCCGGGTATCCGGCCGCCGCGAACTGCGCCGTGATGACGCTCTCGTCGCCGGCGGGCGTCCACGTGTCCCAGGGGTCCTTCAGGCGCGCGCGGTACGAGGTGAGCGTCTCTCCGGGGTAGGCGTTGATGCTCGTTTCGCTGCCTATGAATGGCAGCGCGTCGTCGGGTGTCGAGCCAGGAAGATGCAGGTAGGGCGACCGGACCGCATCCATAAACCCCTCGTCGAGACGGTTGTGGATCTCGCCCAGCACGAGCTGCATAAACTTCGTCCCGAGCTCACCCCTCCAAGTCGCGGAGAGCGGCAGCTTCGCGACGTACTTGATCCAGTCGGTGAGCATCAGCTGGTCGGGGTGTAGGTCAGGCCAGCTAGAGATCCCGTGATCGCGACGTTGAAGCCCGCTAGCGCCACGTCGGCGGCCGGGTCGGTGAGCACCACCGTTCGAACGCCCTGCACGGCCAGGATCGCGCGCTCGAGGTTGTTTTTCGGGAGCAGACCGCCGGGCGACGGGTAGGGATAGCCGCCGATCGGCGTGAGAGCGATAAAGGCCGCGATGGCTGCCTCCACGTTGGAGCGGACGGTCGCGGCGTTGAAAGTCGAGCCGTAGTACACGGTGCCCGAGACGTTGACCGAGACCCCAGCGGCGGCCTTCACGAGCACGCGCGTCGGATCGGGATTCGTCGGAGCTCCTGTCGCGTCGGCGGGGTAGGTCTCGGTCTGGAAGGCGCGGGTGGCGAACAGGTTCTGAGCGTCTTCGATGTCGCTCGGTCCCGATGTGGAACTCGCGCCGGCGATGTAGACGTCAATGGTGCCGGCGCCGCGCGGGTTGGTGTCGTCGACCTCAGCTCGGCGGATGTTGGCCGAGGCCTCGAGCGCCAGGTTGATGTAGCTGTCGCGGACGAGCTCGACCGTGAGACGCGCCCACTTGGTGCTGTTGCGAAGCCGCAGCGCCGAGTCGAGCTCCGGATCCTCGCCGCTCGATAGTAGCGCGCTCGTGAGCGCGACCCCGGCCAGCGGCGTGACTTGGACGCTGATGGCGTTGGCTGCAACGTTGCCGCTCGATCCCTTCTTGACCGCTTCGAACGTGACCGCAAGGGTGCCGCCGCCCGAAGCCACGGTGCCCGCGGTGATGTTCCGAAACTGGACGCCCTGCTTGGTCGCGAAGAGAAGCTGCCCGACCGTGATGGTGTGCGGCGTGGATCCCGCGTTCCTCAGCGTGACGGTGTGCTTGGCCTTCGTGCCAGGCTTCGGCGTGTTTCCGAAGCGCGCGATCGAATAGGCTTCGAGCGCTGCCCCGCGCGCCAGGTCGTTGAAGCACATCTCGGCAATCTGCTTGCCGATCTCTGCGAAGTTGGTGGTGACGCGCGAGAGCGCCAAGAGCAACGTGCGCTGCGGCGTCCCGCTCTGCCAACCAGTCGCGTTGAACCCCAGTGCGAGGTTGTCTAGGTACCACTGCAGCGTCTGCGTACGCGTCGGAACCGTTCGTAGCTGGTCGAGCGTCGGCATGGGTTACGCGGCCTGCGGCACTGCTTGCGTGAACGTCTCGCCGTCCGGCAGCAGCACCTCCACGGATAGCTGCGACACGGCGATGGTGAGCGGGAAGGGCCCGTCATCGGTGTCGACGGCGATCTCGACGACGATGGTCTGCGTCGCCAGGTTTTGCGTGACGGCGACCGTCGTGTTGTCCTGCAGCACGCGCTCGTCCTGGAGCAGCTGCGAGAGAATCTTGCGCTGGACGCTCAGCGCATCGACGGGACTCGAGAGAAGGATCTGGAGCCCGAAGCCGTACGCGGGGTCGTCGAGCAGGCCACCGGGCTCGGTCACGAGCCGCCGGCACAGGTCATGCGCGAGTGCTAGGTTGCCGTCCCCAAAGGACAAATCGGCATCCACGTCTAGGATTCCAAGGATGCTCTTGCCAAAAACCGCCACCTGGTTACCTTCAACGTTTATGCGTGCGTGCTTATTGATCGCGCTGGCCCTTGCGGCGTGCGGCGGGGAATCGAATGCGGTGTTTAACCGGCCAGACCTGGACGTCGGAGGACCGGACTCGGGTGCGGTTGGCTCGAGTCACTCGGGCGCTGCAACGGCGGGATCTGCCGGCTCGCCCGCTTCAGGAGGCACAGGGAGCTCGGAAGCGGGCTCCCCTGCCGCCGACGGCGGCGCTGTCTCGGAAGCCGGCAGCAGCTCCGTCGGCGGCACCGGTGGCGACGAGACGGGAAGCGGCGGACTGGCTGGCACGGGCGGCGCCCAGGAGCCGACCGGCGGCAAGGCGGGGGAAGCGCAGGGCGGTAAGGCGGGGAGCGGCGGCGCCGGGGGCAGCGTCGCGAGCGGAGGCAAGGCTGGCGCTGGTGGCACATCGAGTGAGCCCGATGTGCCTGAGGCGTGCGAACCATGTCGCAACAACACGAAGGCCTACTGCGACGTCAGCAGCGTGTGGCCTCAAGGCCAGTGTATCGCCTGCCCAGAGTTTGGTCCCGACGCCAATCTCTATCGGGACTGCGACGGGCCCAGCGCCGAGCACTACGTCTCAAAGAACGACCACGACCCAGGCTATGGCTGCGAGACCTACGTAGGTTTCATGGGCGAATGCCCGGACTAGGGAGAGAAACGCATGTGGAAGCTACGTTCCGACCTCACGCTCAGCGCGATCCTGGGGCATCTGGTGCTTTGGTTCGTGCTCGTCGTCGTCACCTGCGGCTTTGCCGCCTTCTTGTTCCCGTACTCGGCCGGCGTGCTGATCATCAACGCGACGACTCTGGTCGACGAGCGGGGTAGCCAGCTTGGGCGCCTGCGCTGCAACCAGGACGTGACCGGGCACATCGGGCACGCCTTGCTGTGGTGGCTGCTGACCCTCGTCACGCTCGGAGTGGCCGGGTTCGTCTACATGTACCGGGTTTCGACGGACCTGCTGAACGCCACAACGGTCGAGGGCGCGCGGTAGCTCACTTCACGAGCAGCTGCTGCAGCGCCGCAACCGCCGCCGGCGCCGTTGCCACGAGCAGCACGGCATAACCCACGTCCGCCCCCGTGCCGCCCGGTAGGCCGTTGCTGGTCGCGCCCGTCACACCAGGTCCGAGCGAGTCGATCGTGCCCTCGTACTTGTAGGCCGCCACGCCGAAGGCGCCGAGCGGTAGCGTCGGCATCACCAGCAGGGCGAGCTGGGCGTTGAGCTCGCCGATGAGCTTCGCGTTCGCTGCGATCTGCAGCGACGGCGCTGCGATGCTGGGGTTGAGGGCGAGCTGTACCGCCAGCTTCGCGGCCGCCTCGGCCTGCACGCTGGGCGGCGGCGGAAAGGTCAGGCCGAGTTGAACGCTTGCCAGACCGGTGAGCTTGCCCGTGATCTCGAGCTTCGCCGTGGCTTGTGCGGCGGCGGCTAGCGCCTCGAGCTCCGCTAGGCTTGGTATGGCCGCCGACACCGACAGCACGCCCAACGGCGTGAGAACTCCTGTCATGAGAGGTGCTTGGGGTTACCGGTCGAGACGGAACCGTAAGCTGGATCAGCCTTGGTCGGCGTGGGCGGGATCGCTGAGAAGCTGATCATGAGTGGCACCCCGGCGACAAGTGCACCGTTTGGTGGCGCGGGGACCGCTGGCGGTAGCGGCACAAGCGTGACGACCATGCCGACAGCCGGAATGGTGACTAGGTCACCCTGCCGCGCGATGGCCTGCGACCCGTCCGCGAACTGAATCTCGGTCACCGAGTTAGGGTCGAACAGCGCCGCATAAGGCTTCTTGGGGTCGCCGTTCTCCCAGCCGAGCAGCACGCGTGCGCCGTTCGGTACCTTCACCTTGAAGCCCGGCAGGCCCACCTTGATGGGCACGCCGTTGATGCCGTTGCCCCGGACCTTCTCGTCCTCGGGCATCAGCGACAGCAGCCCGTCAGCGTCCTGCCCCTCGACGGTGCATACGTACTGACCCAGAAACGTCGCGTCGCGCATCACCCAACGGATGAAGCGGGCTAGCCAATCAGGTCCTTGCATCAAATCTCGATTGCGAGCTCGTGCTCGTCGGTGAGCTTGTCGAGTGCTCCCTTCACCGCTGCCGCGGCGCGGAACCGCACCCAGAGCATCTCAATCGCCGCCTTCACACCCTCGGCGGCTCCCGGCGTGGCGCGTGCGGCCGCGCTGAGCCCGAGCATGCAGCGGTCCACCAGGTCGCGCGCCGTGAGCGCGGTGACCGTGACCGGCTCCAGGCTCGAGATGCCATCTGCAAGCTCTTCGGCAGTAGGCCCGCGGTCGGGGGCCAAGCCCTGAATGTTGTCGATCACTGCCGAGAACGAGCCGTCGTCCTCGAGCGTGACGGTGGCCCGCGGGAGGAACCGCGTCTCGTAGACTACTGTCGTGCTCACGCGGCCTCCGGCCAGACCTTGACGCGGAGCGCCTGGTCGGCGGTCTGGCAGTAGTGAACTCGGGCGATGCGCTCGCCGTTGAAGATGCGCCCGGGGCGCAACGACAGGGCGTCCAGGCCGTAGAGGGCGGTGTTGTGCACGCCGTCGCGGTCGAGTTCGAGCACCTCCGGCAGGACGAGGTCTTCGTCGCTCTCCGCCCCAAGCCAGATCTTGCCGTTGGGAAGGACGCGCCACTGCACGCCGACCTCGTCGGCAACCATCGAGAGCGCCTGACCCGCATAGCCTGCCTGCCGGCTCCACGCGTCCAGCGTCGCTGCGAGGGGGTCGCTGCTGGTGTCGATGGTCTCGCCGGCGCCCGCCGCGATCTCGTCAGCGACCAAGCGCACCGACGCGCTCTGGTAATGCGCCGCGCGCAGGACCGTCTTGAGCCCGCCGGCGCCGCCGAAGATCCGGGCGTGGACTCGTCCCGCGACCTCGAACGAGCGGTGCACGGTGCCAACGAATTCGTTGCCCTCGATGTCGCCCAGCGTAACAGAACCTGCGAAAGCCTCGGCGGCGTCCACCTGCACGTCGAGCACCCAGGTGCCGCGTTTGGGCATCACGAGGTCGATGGTCAATATCGGGCGGTCGTTCAGCGTGAGCATCAGTTGGCCCGGCTGTCGGGGAGGCCCGAGTTGCCCAAGGCGGAATCGTTGGCTACGGGGTTCCCAGAGCCAGCTACGCCGTCGTCGAGGAACGGGCCCCAGGTGCCGATGTCGTTGTCGCCCTTGGGTTTGGTCTTGGTCTTGCTGGCGTCCACCTTCACTGGCTCCGGCGCCCACTCGAGGCAGGAGATGCGCAGCACCCAGCCATCAACAGGGTCCGGGTGAGGCGCGTCCACGTCGTCGACCGTGACCGCCGTGATGCCCCAGAAGTTCGGGTTGGGGTGCACGATCTCGAGCGGTGAGCGACCCACACCCTTCGACCGGGGCCGAAGGTTTGGCAGCTGCGCTTCGAGCTCGTCGAGGTCCTCGACGTCTTCGAGAATTAACTCGATCTCGATCTCGGCAGGCTTGTCGCCTTTATCGGCGATACTGGCCAGCTTGGACCCCTTGGGCTTTTTGGTGTCGAGGTCGCTCTTAAGCTTGACGTGGACGCGAGCCACGCCGGGCAGGAACTTGCCGCCCAGCAGGCAGAAGTCCCACGAGTCGTCACTGTCCGGCCGGTTCCAGTGGCCGATCGAAGCGGCCACGGCTTACGCCGCCGCCTCGAGCGTCCAGCGCTCGAAGATGCTGCCGAGCTCGTCCTCGAGCCCACGCGCTGCCTGGACACCCGCCTGGTAGCCTCCTTGCTCGCCGACGTGCACGACGAGGCTCTCGATCACCAACAAGGGTCCGCGCCGCCCAGCGCCGACCCCATCGCCACCGAAGTCCGGCGCTCCAGCCCGGCCGCCCGTGACGCTATCGAAGCTCGGGCCCGCCGTGTCGAGGCTGCTTTCGAGACCCTGGTTAAAGCCCTCGCCGGACATCTCGCCGAGGAATGCGAACTCTTTCGACGGCGAGGCGATACCGAGCACGCCCTTGAGCGACTTGAGGGTCTCCGTGCCGAGTTCACTCACGGCCCCGGTAACGCGAGTGATGCCGTTGCGGATGCCGTTGACCAGGCCGTCGATGATACTGGTCGCCAGCTCTCCGAAGTCGAACGCATCCCATTTGGCGCGCAGGTTGGCGAAGAAGTCATCGACCCAGAAGATCGCCGCACCAATGCCGTTGATGAGACCGTTCCAAAGGAAGATCAGGCCCTCGACGACGTTGCTGGTGAGCTGCAGACCAGCGGCAACCATGCCCGCAAAAGTCGCCGCTACGCCGACGCCGAACGCGACGACCTTGCCGAGCGTTCCCGCGAAATCGCGCACGGTGTCCATCCACGTCGCGCCGCTGCCAAAGCCATCAAACAGCGTTGCAAGGACGTCTTTGATGACGGGCCAGGCCTCACCGAATCCGTCGGCGAAGCTCGCGATGAACTGCCTGACGAACGGGATGGCGTCCCGCACCAGCCCTGCGATGGTCTCGACGGTGTTGACGATGCCCTCGCGCACCGCGGGGTTGCCGAGGACGCTCTTGAGCTCCGTCTGCAGCTCCCCGAACGTCTGCATGATGGCGGGCGTCGCCTCGCGACCGATGTCGATCCACAGGTTCTGAGCCTGCGCCATGAGCTTGCCCGCCATGCCGCTCAGCGTCTTGTCGGCGACGTCTTTGCCCGCCTTGCCGAGCTCACTCGAGCCCGTCTTCTCCATCACCGCAGCCAGAATGGCCGGGAAGGCCATGTCACTGGTGAGCTCACCAGCCTGCTGCATCTTCAGGATCTCGTCCTTGGTCTTGCCGAGCTGCTCGGCCAGGTGCTTGTAGACGAGCTGCGTCGACAGACCGTTCTCGGCCAGCACCACGAGCTCCTCGCCCTGCAGCTTGCCTTTGGCCTGAATCTGACCGAGCTGACTGAAGATGCGGTCGACGCCCTCGGCGTCCGCCCCTAGCGCCCTCAGGTCGGCGCCCATCTTGATCATATTCGTGGCCATCTGCGGGTCGAACTGCAGGGCCAGAAACTTGAGGAAGTGCTTGCTGGTCGCCTGGACGTCGAGCCCGAGGTCCTCGGCAAGCTGCCGCGAGTGCGCGAATAGCTTCTCGGCGCTCGCTCCGTGCTTGGCGACGGCCTTGAACCCCAGCAGGGCCGTCTGAGCGAAGTCAGCCGTCTTCACCGTCGCCGCCACGATGGAGGTACCCACGCCGGCCGCCACGGCGCCGGCGACGAGCATGCCCTCCTTGACCTTGCCGATCCCCGACACGAAGGCGTCAGCGGCCTTGGAGCGCACACTGCGCCCCGCGCGCTTGAACTGCTCCTCGAGCGCGCCGATCGCGCCCTTCATCTTTTTGGCCGGGCCCGTCACCTGATCGATCAGGCGCACGGCCCAGTCACTACGGTCTGCCATGGTGCGTTAGCGTCGTCGTCTGCCGCGCATGCCGAGGCCGCTGCGGCGTCCGGAACCAGCGCCCTTGCCCGAGCCCTTCGCGCCCTTGCTCAGGCCCTTGAGCCACTCGGTGATGAAACGCAGGTGGTCGACGCCCTCCGCGAGCAGCATCGCCCCAGCCATCCCAAGGGTGCCCGAGTCGCCGTCCCGAAACGCCAAAAGCGCGCGCGCGGACCCGTAGGGAGATCCACGCACGCGCTTCCAGCGGCCTACTCTTTTTTTACCTCGCCCTCGATGTCACCGCCGGCGAGCGCGGTCAGCGCGTTGGCCAGTCCTTCGTGACCCGCGGGGTACTCGGCGAAGAAGCTCTCGAGAGATGCTCTCTGACTTTGGTCGACCAGGCATCGAACAGCGAGTTCGCGGAACACTGGTTCGCGCTCGTTCTTGCCTGCAGCGAGCTGCTCTTGACAATCCTCCCAGGTGTCGAACTCGGGCGTGTTGAAGGTCCAGCTACGCCCCGAGCCGTCCTCGAGCTCGAGCGTGCAGGTCTCGCGGTCCGGGTTTTCGATGGGGCTCAAGTCGCGCCCGGCCAGCTTGCCCAACGCACGGCACGCGACAGCCGGCAGCGCCGCCTTGCCGCGCTTGGCGTCGTTGCCCTTGATGACCGCGAGGAAGTCCTCGATCGGCGTGATGAGCGTCTGCTGGCAGAGCTCGCGGAAGGCCGGGCTCTTCGAGTGCTTGTCGCTCCTGAGCTTCTTCTGGTGGGTGTCCCACTCTTCTTGGGTGGGGGGACGAAACTTGATTGTAAAGCCGCCGACCTTGAAGGTCGCGACGGCTCGATGCTTGGTTTCCACAGTGTTGCTCCTGGTTCTTCACTGCGAAGGGTGGATGTGGCACGAAGAGGCTACTTTTCGAGCAGCATCTCCTTGCCGTTGATCTTGCGGCGCATGAACGAGAAGGGCAGCGAGGCCATCAGACCGTCCGGGCCCTCCGAGTGATCGATCTCGTGGTCGAGCAGCCGGCACGAGATGAGCTCGTACTTAATGGGCGGCTTCTTCTTGGCGGTGTAGATGATCAGCGCGGGGAAGATCACCTCGGCCCAGCCGTCGCCCAGATCCTCGATGAAGTGCACAGCCTCCTCGAAGTCGGAAAACTCGAGGTTGCCTTGCCCGATGCCGACGGCGCCGCGCGTGCGCTTGAGCACGTGGGCTTTGGTGCCACGGATGACGCCTTCCTCGAGCGGCTGGTTGTGCGAGATGTTCGAGAACGACGTGTAGATCTTGCGCTGCAGGTTGACTTCGGCGCGGCTGAAGTCGTAGGCGAAGTCTTCGAGATCCGGCGCCGTGTACTGGTTGGCCATGGTGCGGCTCTGCTCCTACGCCTACGCGGCCTCAGGGACGTCGGCCGGCTGCGGGAAGCCGGCGACGTAGCCCAGCGTGGTCGTGAAGAACTTGATGTAGCCGAGCGGCTGAATCGCCAGATCGCTCAGCAGGATGCCAGTGGACTGAAAGTTGGTCTGGCGGTTGATCACGTACTGAAAGGCGCTAA